CCATCACAAGCCTCCAGTTTCAGACAATTTCTTAATGTTCTGATACTTATTGTAAAACTCTTGACGCTTTTTAGGGTCACTTCCAAGCAGTTTTTCAATCTCAAATTTGCGTTGAGTTGGGTCAGTTATGTCACGATAAATGTTCATAACTTCAAAAATTTTGCTATCAGCGTTAGCATTCCACAATTGCTGATAAGCCTTCATATTGTTGTCGCCAAACTGCTGTGCAAACTTCTGTGCGCCATTTGCTTGCATATCAATATTAGTTTGATCTGCTTGAACCCTACGTGCAATCTTAATCAACACCTCGGGCGGCACTTTAATTGTGCCATTTGCAACCGCTTGCATATCAAGACCAGCCACAGTATTTCCTAAACCACCCATAGCTTTGGTGTTAGACAAGGCCATGTTAGCCAAGTCTTTAGCCAACATATCATATTGATCACTACCAATTGCCATGCGGATTTTCTGTTCTACTTGGCCTGGTATACCGCCTTTAGCAAAATAAAGCTCACTACCAATTTTGTTGGCTTGTTGGATTACTTCTTCAGTATTTCTACGGGCTTGGGTTAAACCGCCTTGGGCTTCAACTAAACGCGATCTATATGCTTGACCAACAGTTTGGTCTGCCGCTTCTGTAGGCTCTGGCGCATAGGGTTGTGATGCGCTTCTGACGGGGTAGGGCAATGGCATACCGCCAACTACAGGCTTTTGACCAGGCACACCGCCTTGTTGTGGGGTATTCTGCATACCACCAGCAACACCCGCAGTAACAGTTGGAGTTTTTCCACCAACGCTTTTTTCTGTCAACAAAGTGCGACCTTGTTGATCAACTGTAATGCTTGGGTTTAATAATTCTTTTGATTCAGGCGACAACAATGATTGTTCTTGTGCAATTAAGTCTTGCGTAATGTTTGGGCCTTTTTGAGCTTTGCTAAGTGGAACTTTATAAGCCTCAATCAAACTATGAACTTCACGGCTATCAGGATTTTCACCTTTTAAACGATCTAATTCTTGCAAAACAATTTCAGGGTCATCAATTTTTAAACGACCTAGAATTCCCAAACGACCCGCCACAATTTGACGCATATCTTGCGTCATACCATTTTTTGCTTTTGTTGCTTCTGTTTGACTTTTGGCTAATGTGGTTAATTCACTAATAACTTTTGGCGCAGTCAATGGTGCAATTTCACCAAGTTTGTTAATTTTGTCTGAATCAATCCTGCCATTGGTCTGCCAATTGTCAGGATTTTTTATAAACTCTTGTACTTTTAAACGCTCATCGTTTTGTTGACGCAAGACTTGGTTTTCAATCTGAGCCTTTTCCAAAGCCAAAGGATTAAGCTGTTGGGCTTGTTGATAGTTCTGGATGCCAGAGGCCATGTTAACCATGTCCCCAAGACTTGTAGTCTGGGGTTTGGCATAGTTCACGTTCATTGATAGGTCAGCCATGATTTATCCTTATGTCGCTTTAAGCATAGAGCCAAGTAATGCAGTATTGCCAAGGTTGCTCAAAAGGCTTGCATTGTTTGCGCCTGATTGTGTGGCGTTACTTGCCAAAGCACCACCGATACCTGTAGCAAGGTTAGCGGTATTTAAGCCATACGCATTTGCCGCGCCAATACCTTGACCAGCATTTGTGGTTAGGTTGCCACCATAGTTTGATGACAAATTAGCAAGGTTTCCAGCGTAAGTGTTGCCAATGCCCGCCAACTGACCCGCTGACGTTTGACCAATATTCGCCATTCCTGACAAACTATTGTAGATATTGTTGCGTTGTTGATTAAAGTTATTAAACGCTTGCTGATAAGCATTACCCGCATAATCTTGCGTGTAGCGTTGTAGACCTTGTAGCGCATTACCGCCTAAAGCACCACCAGCAGCATTTCCTGCGCGTTGGTTAGCCATTTGACCCTGTTGCAATTGGAATGCGTAATTAGGGGCAAGGTTGGAATTAAGATCGGCATTATTAAATTGACGGGTCAAATAATCTTGGTTTGCCAATAAACTTTGAGAGCCAGCCCGACCAATGTCTTGATAGGGGTCTTGATAGCCAACTTGTTGGTTATATAAACTTTGCAAATTGCCTGAAGTGTTTTTATAAATATTAGCTAAATCTGTACGGTTAGCGGTATTTAAACCTTGAGCATTGTTGTAGGCAGTAGCCAATGAATTAGCGGCTTGACCACCATACTGGTTAATCAAGTTTCTAGCATCAGAAATGCCTTGTTGATTAGCAATACCACCCGCCACATTACCAATTGCGGACGCAGTTAATCCAGTAGCCAAAGGAATCAATGATGATATTGGCGTAGTCGGAGACGGAACAACAGGAGGAACAACGGGAGGAACTACAGGAGGAACAGTAGGAGTAACTGGTGTAACTGGAGGTGTAACTGGAGGCGTAACTGGAGTAACTGGAGGCGTACCAGTTGGAGTTACAGGTGCAATTACGTTAGGAGTTGTACCAGGCGGCAATACGGTTGGTGTCATCGCGCTTGCACCAGCATTAGCCAATTCAGAAGCTCCCAAATCCGTCATAGCCGAAGCACCCGCATTAGCCGCCTCAAAAGCACCTAAATCAGACAAAGCGGTTGAACCAGCGTTTGCTAACTGAAAAGCGCCTTGATCAGTCATTGCTGTAGCGCCAGCATTAGCCGCTTCAAAAGCAGAACCAGCACCTATTCCACCAAGTGCATTAGCTAGTGCATTGCCACCATAAGCAAGGGCGGCAATCTTAAAGCCAGGGTTTGACACAATGTCTTTAATTGCGCCACCCAAAGATGTATCAACCTTTTGTTGTGTGCCTGTGCTTTGTAAAGTGCCATCAGCGCTGTATTGGTTATACGAACCACCAGTTTTGTTTTCACCCGCTTTATAGGTAATGACGTTTTGAAGCCCGCCAACTTGCTCATCCATTCCTGAACCGCTAGTTTGATATTGAGGCTGAACAACAGTATCGCCCAAAGTAACTGATTGGCCTGGGGCGACCGTAGCCGCTGCCCTAGCCACAACTTGCCCAACAGGAACTCCAACAACACTTGACAGTTGTGTAGGAGAAACCCCGTAAGTCTGCATAGCCGCAACAATCTGGGCATCGTTTGGGCCAGTTGCCAAGAAGTCTTTAATCTGCTGATCTGTCACGCCAACAGCTTTAGAAACTAATGAATTTATTGTGTTGTCCATGACTTAAACTTTCTCAAACATTGTAATAAGGCACTTTGTACGCCTTACCATTGACGGTGACATTCATAAACCCAACAGGATTAGCGGGCAGCGTTGCAGAACCCGCTGTGGCAGTCGTAGCAGAACTGAAATTCAGCAAATTAAGGAAAAACTGTTGCCACGAACGTGACGGACGGTTTGTCTGCCCATCCAAAAACTGCGCTTGTGGATAAGGGTTAATCTGCTGTGTGTTGGATAGTCCTGAAGTAGCCATTAGTTTTCTGCCCCTTGAACTTTAAGGTTTGCCGAAATAATCACAAAATTGACAGGATCAGTCACCACAACCTCAAAAATACGGTCACGGGCTGTTCCTAATCTGCGCCAAATGGCACGATTCTTGTATTTACCCGTTTGACCAACACCTGTCCAATGCTCATTTGACCAAGTAGATCCACCATCACTTGACCACCGCAACATTGCTTTGGGAGTTGTTGTCGGTGTGAATTCGTTAATTGTACTCAAATCACCTAGGAAAACAGTATCCAATGGGCCAATAGTCAAGTTGCCATCAGGCGGGATGTAATAGGGAGTCTGAATGTAACGCCCAAAAGGTACTGATAGACCCGTTGTCCCCACGCCTGGCTGAAACTGAATTTGCAATTCATCAAAGTATTGACGTTGAAATTCAGTTACCAAATGAGGCGCTCTACGCAATCTGCGGACGTTTTGTCCGTCATCTGTGTAATTCATTTTGTCAAGTTGGTAAAGTTTGCCGTTGGCATAGTCGCCAACAATCACTAAACCTTGAAACACAGCACAGCAGTTGCCACGGTGACGCTGATATTGATTGTCATCAGTCGTGTAAAGCCATTTGTGCCACATCTGAGTTGTAGCGTCATAAGCCCATGTCAAATTTAACGATGGGAATGACACCACATAAACTTCATGGCCTTCAAGCTGATATGTCCACGCTATTGCATCATTCACATTCTGATTAGCTAATGTGTTCTCAACTGCATGAGTGGAAATCCTTTGTGGGATATAACCTTGCATTTGCATGATCTGTGCTTGTCCACGATTATTTCGGGAAACGTAAGCAAATGAGTTACCAAGCCGATAAAGGGAAAATGGCGCTGCAATACCGTGTTGGGTAGAAGTGCCAGGTATTCTTTGGAACGGGAAAGGAACAGTTCCCACATCCGTCCAAACCTCAGACGAAATTGCACCCATCAAATAAACTTCGCGGTGATCAACGATCAAAGCCACCAAATCATCTGGCGCACCGTCTTTTAATGAGTAACTTGTCTGAGGCGAAATAGGCGATAAAAGGTCTGTTGAACCCCATTGCTGAGTTGTTGGGTTGTTGTAGACAATATAGTTGTCAATCACATCCACGGTGTTAGCACCGCTAAACGCACCATCTGTTGAGGGCAAAACAGAAAAGTTAATGCCATACATGGTCACGCCAACAGCAACCGTACTTGCCACGCTCAATGTGTAAGTTCCAACACCACCCGTACCTGTTCCCAATGCGGTGATGATTGTTCCAAGAGTCACACCCGCGCCTTGGACGGTTTGCCCAACGTGCAAAGACCCCGATGCAACCGCAGAAACGGTCATTAGAGTCCCTGCAATCGTAGCAGTAACACTAGCCCCTACAGTTGCGGTACTTAAAGGCCTAGAGGCCACAGTTTGGCTTCTGTTAATCGTGTAAGTACCTACACCGCCAGAACCTGATCCAAGGGCTGTAATCACCGTCTCAGGCAATATCCCAACGCCATACAAAGACTGATTAACCGCAATTGTTCCGCTAGAAACGCTTGTCACAGTCAAAGTCGTTCCACTTGTTGAACCCGTAAACACCGCAGCAGCTGGGCTTGATATGTACCATGTGTAACGATAAGCACCGTCCACAATGTAAACATTGACCCCGTTGTCGGTAATCTTGACTATTCCAGAACTGGAATTAAGTTGACCAATAACTGAGGGGACAAGGTTGGCAGTTAAAGCATAGACGTAAGGCCCACAGACTGCGATAAGTTGTTCGCCGCCAGACACCGCATGAAGCCCGCGAACTTCTTGTTGGTTTGGCAGAACGGCTTTGACAGTCAGACCTGGCGTTGGGTAAAGCGCAATAACCCCGCGCTCACCTTGTTGTTTTACAGGGTCAACTTCAGGAAAGAAATTAATACATTCCTGCGAATCTTGGTACAAACTTGGTGCTTCATACGATGACCCTACAAATCCAAAATCTGGCATGGTAGTTCCTTAGACAAAGCCGCCTGTGAGGATGAATCCAGCATCTTTCGCTTTACCAATCATCAGCGCATCAGGATAACGTGACACTTGTAATGGTGTCATGTTTGTGCGCTTCAGGGTAGCTTTGGCTTGCCCTGCAAACGTCTGTATCATCGTTATTTGCGTTGGTGAGGCTTTACCATACATTGGCATCAAACGCTCTGCCAAACACCATCTAAGGGCCATTGAATACCCTTGTGGCAAGGCAATGTCCTCATACATGGATTCATATCTGCTGAACAACGTATTAGCAAATAAGTGAAGCTCACCCTGAGATGGGTTAGGCCAGATGAAAAGATTGCCTGAATCAGAGCCAGGGTTAAAGTAAACCGCCTTGGGCCACGGGCCGTTCAACGTTTTTAATCCAATCATTTGGTAGCTGTGCAGTTCCAAAACCGACATAGGGTAATCTAATCCACCACCCGTAATTGGCTGACCATTTGATGTAGTGTTTACCCTAACAAACGCAGAATCAAGGCTTAAAGGCTTTTGGTAGTAAGCCGTGATTGTTGTTGATGCAACAGTTTGTGCAATGTTTAGTTGATATGTACCAACTTCATTGATGTTGCCACCCGCACCTGTTAAAGGCTGAGTAATCTTTGTTCCCGCTGTGATGCCTGTGCCACTTAGGGTTTGCCCTTGTGCAACAGCACCTGACAAGATTCCCGTCACCGTGAGGATGTTTCCCGCAATCGAGCCTGTAAAAGACGCACCAATAAAGTTTTGAGTTGATGGATTAGGGCCAATGGTGTATTGCACTTGACCAGGTATCACGGGGCAAATAATCTCTGTGACATTGAAAACCATCATGTTTTCGTTTGACCATTGGTCAATAATGTCGTTCAGCATTTCAAACGCATCAAGGGCTGCGTCAGGAGTCGGGGTTTCACCAGCTTCTAATGCGCCAATGTCTTTTAGCGCTCGGCTAACAATGTCAAAAGGCACAGCCATAGTGTTTCCTTACAGTTTCACGGTGAAAGTCTGAGGTTGCCAAGGGGGAGGCGTAAACTGGCTTTTGCTCAGAGAATCTAATTGTTCTTGTAGCCTAGATTTTATGATGCAAACGCCATCTCGCATAGTCTCTTTTTCAATCCAAGCAACAATCATTTCCTCAGTCACTTGGTCAAAAGGGATGGATAGTTTGGCACTGTCAAATGTCCAATAACCCTCTGTTTCAACAGATAGGTCATCTTCCTTTGCAGTCACATGATATTTAGCACAAAGAATCAAGCCATCTTGGACTTGAGTCTCTGTGATTGACCATTGGCAAATCATGCCCAAGGCGTGCCAGTAGCCACGACAGGATTCTTCTGAAGTTCAATGTTTTGTGCCAAAGCCGCTTCAGTTGCGTCTTTGTCCACGCCATTAGCCCAACACCAGTCAAGAACCTCTTGCTCGGTGACGCTTGCGTAAGGAATGGATGGCGTAGCAAGGGCAAAACTGCAAGTTGAATAGATAGAGGCTGTGTAGTCTCCATCTACTGCAGTTGCAGTCCAATGGGCCGTGGTGATGAAGCCATCAGAAACCAAATAGTCGGTTTGGGTGATTGTCCATGTCGTAGTCATACTGTTTCCTCTGTTAATGTTTGTTTAACTCGTTCTTCAATAAGTTTGGCAAAGGATTCAAGTTGAAAATCATCATCAAATAGCCATACGTCACCATTTGGAAGGTCAGCAATTCTTCCACCCGCCTGTTTAGCCATCTCAATAATTTCTTGTTTAGTCATAATTTACCTTTCAGTTTGTTTCAAGTTGCGCAACACGAGCGCGAAGTGATTGAATCTCTTTAACCAACATTGGCACAAGTTTGGAGTAGTCCACAGCCATCATTTCTTCTGCGTCAATAGGTTGATGTACCGCTTCAGGTGCAACATTCACAAGCTCTTGGGCAATGAAACCATAACGCTGATGTGTTTGGTCTGTTTTCCAATCAAACTTACGAACTTGCAAAGAATCAATCAACGATGATGCCGAGTCAGCGTCTTGAATGTTTTCTTTTAGGCGTTGGTCAGATGTGACGTTGTACAGAACTGCTGTAGTGCCTGATTGGGTAATAGAGCCAATACCAGTAGCGTTATATCCAAAAGCTACATAAGCCGCACCTGATGCCGTCCCACTTGCATGGTTTTGAACATAGGCTTGATTTGCAATATAAGAGCCGTTGGTATTTACATAACCTGTTGTGGTCTGATTAAACAAAAAGTTACCGCTAGAGTCTATTCTGGCTCGTTCTCCCCATACAGAACCGTTGTGCGTCCAGAACGCCAAAGATTCTGACCCGTTGCCGTAAGCCGCAGAAATGATGCCCGTGTTGCTTGAGTTGTTGAAACCAAGTAATACACCCTTACCTGCTGAAGTGGTGTCGTTTGTAAACTGCGCTGTTAGGCTAAAATTATTGTCATAAACTGCGCCTCCAATAACACCTAGTTGTGCGTTACCAACATTAGAGGCTGCTGTTGTACCAATCAAAAGCCGCCCACTTGTATCCAGAGTCATCGCCCGAGTAAAGGAGATAGGGTTTCCTGCTGTGCCTGATGGGGCAATAAACCATTGATGTGTGCCTACATTAAGTTCATATTTTGCAGAAGCAGTAGAAGAAACGCTATATTTCCATCCAGAGTTATAGTAAGCGGCTTGAGTAAGTTCAGTAGTTCCAGAATTTCCACTAATCCCGTTACCTGCTTGTCCAACATCAAATGCTTTAAATACGCCATCCCAAGCACTCGGAGTAACTCCCAACCCTAGATTGCCTGAGGAGTCGAGGCGCATAGTTTCAGAGCCACCGCTTACACCCCAAGTAAATGTGCCACCTGAACCTGTCAGGAAACGTGATAGCCCAGTAGAGCGCAAATAAATATCTGCACTATTGCTAACAGTTGTGTAATCTCCAATCAATAGTTGAGGATTTGCTCCAGTGTTTACAGAGTTAATACGAATCTGTCCAGACACATCCAACTTATAACCAGGCGAACTTGTACCAATACCCAACCCTGTTGAGGTGAGGCGCATTTGTTCTGAATAAGAACCAGAATACCCAGCCCAAACAAAATCACCATAACCACTAGCATTCTGAGTAACGCCAAATACGTTTTGCATATTGGCGTTATTAGAGAAATAAATAGAGTCAAGAATTCCTGTAGCGGGAGTGGCGCTGTTATTTAAAACAATGCCATTTGCCCATGTTGCTTGATTAGTTCCAGAATAAACAGTTGAAACTGAACGATCTGAAGTAAGGTTAATACCATCAAACTTCAAAACAGTTCCACTTGTAACAACTTTAGAACCATTCAAATATGTCACACCATTTGCAGTTCCACCATTGTCTGTAATGGTTGAAGATGTGGTCAAAGATGTGAAATTACCTGTATTTGGGGATGTTCCACCAATACTAGGAGGGCTTGCTAAATAACTATTAAACCCAGATCCTGAAACTGTTGAAGATGCTGACAGAGTGGTAAAAGCACCTGTGCTTGGCGTAGTTGCACCAACAGAACCGTTAAACGGGCCAGCAAGCCCTGCCGCTGTTAACGTAGTGCCGTTAAATGTCAGGTTTGCAGACCCCGCAAATGCACCGCTTGAGTTGTACTGAACTTGCGTATTAGAACCCGCAGCAGCAGAAACAAAAGTAGAGAACGATAACGTTCCACTTCCATTTGTCACCAATGCTTGACCGCTTGAGCCATCTGCACTAGGAAGCGTAAAGTTAATGGTAGAAGCGATATTAGGGCCATTCAGATTGACCGCACCGCCTAGTGTTGCTTGAAAGACTAAAGTTCCCATGATGTTTCCTTACGGTGCAATGATTAGCTGATTGGCGGTTAATGCGCCTGTGCTTGGGTTGTATTTTAACTTTGTGGACGAAACCGTGATCGGCAAATTACCCGTTGTATTACTCACAAATGTTGGGTAATACGTTGCATTTGTGCTCGTGTTGTCGGTTACAGCCACATTCGTTGCGTTTGTTGCGGTTGTCGCACTTGTTGCGGTTGAGGCATTGCCTGTTAACGCGCCAACAAAAGTAGTGGATGTGACAGAAGTCAAACCCGCAAATGTGGTCACAGTCGCACCCAAAGCCACGGCAGTTGAACCAATTGTGACACTTGAGTTAACTAAAGCTGAGTTTGGGATGCTTGTCAGATTAGCACCTGAACCGCTGAACCCTGTGGCTGTCAGAATGCCTGTAGACGGGTTAAATTGGTACTTGGTAGAGCTGACATATTCAGTCGTCAGATTACCCGCTGTAGCGGCTGCAAACAAGGGGTAACGGGTTGCATTAGTGGTTGTGTCATCAGTAACCGTTGCGTAAGCAGTAGGAGTCACCCAACTTGGGGCTGATGCACCATTAGACTGGAGAACTTGACCACTTGTGCCTGCCGCCAATATTGCCAAAGCCGATGAAGTTGAATAAACAACACCACCAACAGCGGCTGTCAGATTTGCCGATGTACCACCATTAGCCAAGGCCACTTGACCGCTAATGATTGAAGCGGGGACGTTTAAGGGAGTTGTTTGCTTGACGTAAATCTTGCCAGCAGATGAATCAACATAAGACACCACGCCAACTTGAACCGTAATTCCTGTTGGGGGAATTGTGTTCATCAATTGACCCGCTGAATAAGGGCTTAGATATAGCACTTGTCCAACAGTAAATGTGCCAGTATTGACGTTATCAATACCGCCTTGTGCAGTCACATAACCAATTGCACCATTAGCAATTGAACCATTGGTCAAACCGATAACAGAAGCAGTTGACGCTACATCAGCTTTAGCCAATGCAACATTAGGATATGTTTGACCGCTAGATGTTGAGGTAATGTAAACGGGTGCGCCATTTGCAATGGTTGAACCCGTGTTATTAATTACTTTAATTATCAGGTCTTGACCAATATGAACTATTGAATTTGACGAATCGTTGTAATACGCTAAAGCATGAGCCGTAGAGTCGTACCATTGCCGACCTTCAGCATACGATGGGGCAGATGTTCCTGTCCAAATCTCATAATTGCTGATTGTTGGGTTAGATAATGTTGCGCCTGTTGTTAAAGCAACATTACCACTTCCTGACACAGCGTAAGATGTACCCCATGCAGAACCAGTTGAGTTTGGAATACCCGAGCCTGGGTAAACCATTGGTGATGAGTTTGTAATCGTGACAGCAGCCGAACCGTTGTAACTTGTACCTGACAAGCCTGAACCAATAGTCAGAGCAAACAGATTAGACCCCAAAGACACCCCTGAAATCGTGCTGTTTGCCAATTGAGCATTGGTAATCGTGCCACTCAAATCAGTTGTTGGAATTTGCGTAACGGTGCTAAATGCTGATGTTCCATTTGCCTTGAGGTAGCCAGCCGTAAATGTAGCCGCGCCTGTGCCTCCATAAGCCACGCCAATCGTTGAGGCGTTCCAAACACCAGCAGTCAGCGTTCCAACGCCTGTAATGCCTGTATATGATCCTGAAATACGGGCTGTATCAATAGTCCCCGATGTGATCTGAGTCGCACCGATGGCAATGTTTGTGTCTGCCAATGCGGTCAATTGACCTTGTGCGTTGACCGTAGCCGTCAAAGTCTTAGATGCAGACCCATAACTGGCAGCTGTCACACCAGTATTGGTGATTGAAAACGTGTTTGCTGCTAGGCTAAGACCCGTTCCCGCAAAATATGTGCTGTTTCCCGCAAACTGAACAAACGTGACAGGGGTCACATTAATTGTTCCCGTAGTCGCAGAAGTGGACACCCATCCTGTGTTTGCGTTTGCAGAACCACTTACGACAACCGTGTAAGCGCCTGGCACTTCTGCCCACACATCCATGTCTGTTGCTCTTGTCCATGCAGACGCAGATGCTACATAAATGCCGTTTTCTGACGTTGTGGATTGATTCTTGACCAAAACCCGATCACCCGCCAATGTGGTGTAAGTATCGATGGTTTGGAGGCCAGTCAGAGAAATGTTGGCTGTCGTAGCGCATTTAACCGCTTGCTTGGGATTTAGACCCTGTGCAACGCTATCAACGTAAAACTTGTTGGCAATGTCTGTGTTGCCAGTTGGGGCAGTTGTGACTTGCCCTGTTGTTGTCAGGATGTTGGTAAAAACACCCGTAGATGGCACAGAAGCACCGATTGTGGTGCTGTTGATTGTGCTACTTGTGATGTTCAGACCTGATTGGTCTGGATTGACTGTGGCGTAAAAAGGCTGACCCTGACCGATAAACGTGTTAAAGGTATTGTCTAAATTAAACAGCGCCTGGACAGGCAGAATGTTTTGATCTACTGTCTTGGCAGGGTCAGCCATATCACCTCTTATGATTGGTCAGCGGTAGGAGTCACATAAACAATTGATGGGCCAGCGCCCGATCCAATCATACGAACGTAAAAGGGCGTTGTAGGCACAGCCAAAACCAACGGTGTGGTCATAGAGGCTGGCAATACAAAGTTCCCTGTCGTAGAACCGCTGACGGGCAACACAGCCGCGCCCACGTTAGCATCACCCGTGATTACCGCAACCTGAGTAGAACCCGTGTTGAGGAATGAGGCGTAGTTAACTTGGTCATTTGTGTTGTCATCAATTAGAACAGCGGCAGTAGAGGATGCCGTCACCGAAATGGCGGTTGTCACCCCTGCGGTGCGAACTACTGATGTGTTTGCCATGATTAGACAACACTCGCGGGGATGGGTTGATCTTCGCAAGACTTCACGGTAATCAACATTGTGGCAGCCGCTTGAGTCACAGAAGCACCAGTCAAGTTCAACAAACGCACAATAACAGCGTTATCAGCAGTTGTGTAAACATTACCAATGCCAACGCCAACAGTCATTGCGGCATCAATTTGCGCTTGAATGAAGTCTGTGGATTTAACACCAGGCACAGTCAATGTGACTTCTGTTGATGTTGTGGCAAATGTGGTGCTTGGGAAAGTCACTTGCACAATACTTTGTGCCAAAACATTTCCACGGGAAATAGTCGTTTTAGACATGATGATTCCTTTTCAAGAATAGATTAAATTGTAACGCCAAATAAAGAAAAAGCCACCCCTTTGACAGAGTGGCTTCTTTCTCTTTTATCTCCGATTAGAACTCGGAGAAATCGTAACCGTAAACGAAAATGTCAACAGTACCGCCAGAAACGGCTGTGCCAACTTTTACATAAAGGGTTTGTGCTGACAAGTTAGCGTTCTTAGTTGCGGACACAACTGTGGAGTTGGTCACATAAGCTGAAGAAGTGTTGCTTGTCAAAGCAGCGTTGGTAACAATCTCTGTACCTGTACCAGCGGGAGCTGTCCAGATTGCCAAAGCACCAGAACTAACGTCTTTGTTAGCGTTGGTGATAGCAACGTTGGTCACAGCGTAGCTTGTGGTGTTGTTGATAGGGAGAGTTACAGAAGCATCACCCGTAAGGCTCAAAGGCACACCGCTGGCGTAAGCCAATAAGCGGATAGCCTGATTTGTTGCCAAATTGGAGGGGTGAATCGTTGTGGTACTTGCTGGTCCTGGATTAGCCATGATAAGTTTTCCTTAAATAAAAGTTAATTAAGCTGCAACGCGGCAGGCCAATTCAGGGTACAGAGGCGCCCAGCCATACAAGACGTCCAAACGTGTGGGAATGGAGTCATTGTTGATGGTGTACTGACGTACTACACGCATTGACAAACCGATTTCCTTATCGCTTGCACGACCAGCAAAGTGAACACCTTCAGGCAATTCCAGATCGGCTACTGCCAACGTAAAGGCATTGCGGTGCATGATAATATTCTGTGGAGAAACAGTACCTGTGCTGTTGAATTGAGTCACAGCGGCTGTGCTAGAAGTTGTCGGAATAGACACGTTCTGGAACTGACCAGCGGTGATAACAGCGGGGCTAACTGTCACGGACACAGAAGAACCAGAAGCAACGGACGCAGCAGCCTTCACAACAAAGTTGCGCAGTTTGTTAGTGCCGTAAGCCTGACGATTCTGTGGGTTAACAGCGTACACGCCAGCGATCTGGATTGTGTCACCAGCGTTCAGGTTCAATGTACCTGTGTTGGCGGCTGTCAATGTGATAGTGCTTGAAGATGCCCAACCAGAGGTCAAGAAGCCTGAAGCAGTTGTCGTGCTGACAGAAGCAGTCACAGTAGTTGTGGAGTTAGAGCCAAAAGTTTGGCTTACCACGTTTTGATCCATGCGCCAATTCATCCCCGCGGAATCCCTACCCATAAGCCCCTTGCGGTATTGCTCACCGATAGCTTCTTGAGGAACAAACAAACCCTTCAGGCTGTCCACGATTGTTGCGCTTGTGAAAGGCTCAACGATACATGAACGACGACCGTCACGGGGTGCGCCTTCAGAGTCAAGGTAAGCACCAGCTGTCAAGTAGGTGATCAAACCTGTGGGAGGTGTGCCAGCAGTACCAACGATGTTGGCTGTGTTCAGCGTAGCCATAGCCATACCGTCACGGTCAATCTTGTTAGCAATAGCCGCAATAGCGGGCTTCAACACGCGGTCACTAAACATATCCAAGGACAGAGCCAAGTCTTGTGTTGTGAACTGTGTATCCACGTGAAATTGAGTGCTGAGAGTAACGGGAACAGAAGTCTCGTTGAAATCTTCAACATTCAATGCGGGGCCAGTTGTACCGATGAAACGACCAGGACGACGGACGTTAACGGTCTGACCAATTTTCGCTCCGACTACAGCGAACTGATCGTCATAGTTGCGGTCAACTTCCGATGTGAAAGTCAACTCATTCTCTAAGACCATCAACGCTTCGTTGGTGATCTTGCTTATCGTCAATAAATTATTTGCCATTTTAAAACTCCAAAAAGATTAGGTTTACCGAATTTTTCCCGCTTTTCTAGCAGCCTTCCAAGCCTGATATGAACCATGAAATTCGCCATTAGCGGAAATCGGTACATCAGCCTTGCCTTGACCACCTCG